AGATAGTGTGGAACACCGTAAACATAGTTACCATCACCTTCGTGTAAAGGACTGTGTGCTAAGATCTCTCTAAAATGGTACCTTCGTGCAATTAAGGTAGAACCAGAGTGAATTTCGCTAAGTAACTTATGAGCGCATAATGAGTCAGCAACAAAGGCATAACTCCTGGTAGCAATGCGTTCTTCACACCCCATGTGTCGAATTACACGTTCAGGAAAGGTGATTCGAATAGCAACATCAACTTCCGGTTTATCGGGAAGGCCACGATTCCAGTAGTGACCTAAAAACCAACAAAGAGAACCAAATCGAGTCATTTGGGACTTTGAGATATTCAACCGTAAACCGAGGTTAGAGGCAACTTTAGCAAAAACTTCGATAGGACAGAACTTATCCAAACCAAAAATGCTATCATCACCCAAAACCAAAATCTTCTCTTCATCAATTGGCTTTCCAAAGATGCTCAAGGAACAGTACTGAACAGCAATAAAATTGACAATAGTGTCAATAAGCTGCGTAAACATACTACCACTTGGTACACCAGCACCTTTTTGATAAACCTTACCATCTGGCATCACAATACGAGTATGGATGAAATAATTGATTAACTCCTCCCACATAGGTCCAACTTCCGAAAAATGAGTCTCCAGGATTCTAAAGGCCTTCACGATTAGAGTCGGATGGATACTAGTATCAAATTTCGAAAAGTCAAGATTATAACGGACCCCAGAATTAGTGATAGGCACTAACCGAGATGCAATGTGGTATTTATACAACCCGAAGCACATAGGAGTGCGTCTGTTAAGAAAGCGTTCGATAAGTGGAGAAGCATATTGACTTTCCAATAACGTAACGCTGAGAGGGTAACCCCAGACAAGACGTAACTTCGTGCCTGACTCACCATGTTGTCCACGAAAATATGAAATACACGGAGGGAAGTCACGACTACTTTTAAAACCACGGGCGAGATCATAGTCAAGCATGAAAGCTTCACTTTTACTAAGAAAGTGCGGGACACCACTAGAGGTATCAAGACGGATATGATCAAAGGTTTGATCCAAAGTCAAGGGGGACAGAGAACCATCACCACCAAAAACTCGGAAAGCAATTGAAACTGCATCCTTCAAAAACTTATTTGGTTTAAACTTTATAGGACGACCATACAAAGCCAAAAGTTCATAAAGCTTATCTGGATGATAAGAAGACTTGTTATCTCGTAGTACGTCTAAGTCGAAACCCTGTTTCCGGAAAGTATCCAAAAGGAACTTCTCATATAAAGGGCCGCGCTTACGATTGAGTGACATACTGATGTTACTGGGTAAAGGGTACCGAGAAATACACCTTACTCGACCAAAATCGATCGTTTGCATAAGCC